GCCTTCTCCTAATAATAATTTAAGGAACTTACCCGCCAGCGAGTCTGGCACAAGAGGCTATTCAAACAAGAGAGAATTTGCAAGTGAACGAAATGATCAGAGATTTGGGTTGGAACCACGGTTCCGACAGATGGTTGAAGCTAGGATGTCCTTAACGGACTGGAATAGCTTACCGAAGTAAGAGGTAGTAGCGGACCTCTAGGGGGATCAGATAAAGTGATCACGCCTCTCCTTTGGATTAAGGACAAGGTAATATCAGACATGAAGACAGACCCACTCAGTTCTATGGACTCCTTAACTGGAAATATCCGATGCACTAAGACCATTCCGCATTGTTTTATTTAATAGAATTATTTCTTAAGGAGAAATGAAATGGCTTTAGAAGGACCAACTGGTGATAGTTTTGTCCAATCAGGAGCAGGTACGGGAGACGGATTAGTCTACCGTGACGGCCTTACTGGTGCGGCAATGACTTCGAACACTAACCCACCCGGTAAGCTTTGGCTTCCTGTATGGGCTGGTGAAGTAATTAATGCGTATGATGAGTATAACACGTTTGAAAGCATGGTTACTCACCGTACAATCCCGTCAGGTACTACGATGGAATTTCCCATCACAGGTACCGTAAGCCTTAAGCCCTCATGGGGTGCTGGTGAGGAACTCATCGGCGGCGAAAGTGCGACGGCTACTACGTTCCAAGTCCAACTCGATAAGCGACCCATGGCCGCTCACTTCGAACTGGATAACGTAGATCTTATGGTAACTCAGTGGGAGTACCGTAGCGAGTTAGCTAGGCAGGCAGCTATGACGTTAGCTAACACGAGACAAGCAGATCTTCTCGTACCTCGTACGTGCGGCTGCTACAAGTGCGTTTGCGAACGACCCCAGACCATCGATGGATCTGGATTCTGTCCTGTATCAGGATAACACAGCGGTCGATAAAAAGTTAGATAGTTTCGGAGATACGACTGCACTCGACGCACTTCGGTCCACAGCTGCTCTCTCGGTTTTAGAGGCTATTGAAAAGTATATTGTTGCTCTCCAAGAGAATAACATCCCCTATGGGAAAATGTACTTAGCTGTTACTCCTCAGGGTTTCATGGACATCCGTTCACTCGGTGTCGCTAGAGACAGCGGTGATCTTGACGGAGGTAGACAACTCTACTTCGCTGGTAACGCTGATGGTGGTTACGGTACCGGACTTGGTTCTGGTCTCGCAAACAGCTTCGGTAAAATCCACGATACTTTAGAGTATATGGGTTGCACCATCATAAAGAGTAACCACGTTATGCAGACTGATCAAACAGGTACTGGTCTCGGAGAGACCAAGTATGGTTTGGATTTTGCTACAGCAAAGATCAAGGGTGTTATGTGGGTTCCTGAGGCAGTTGCTGCTCTCAGCCTACAAGGACTCAAGGTTGATTCTGTGGCTGATGTCCGTAGAAATACAGACTTCACTGTGGCTAGTATGATGGCAGGTACTGGTGTCCTCCGACCGGAGTGTGCCGCTGTCATCTCAGGTGTCGCTCTCGATGCACAAGCTCGTGCAACGCTTACTACCGCTTTAGGTAGTATTGCCGAGTGATCGCATTAGATCTTAATTGATCTCTTAGCTCCCTTGGGTCTTATGGGCCCAAGGGAGTCTTTTAGTTCTTAATTTTTTATTCAGGAGGGTACCATGGGTGTAATTGCAAAGCTTGATGCTATTAATCATATGTTATTAATGGCAGGAGAATCCATGGTATCCGACCTGAATGATTTAGGCGGCGTAGACACAGGCGTATGTCAGGGTGTCTTAGACCGTGCTCTTATTGATTATCAGTTCAGAGGCTTAGCAAATAATAAATTCAGTAAGAAGTTTACATTAGATACTGATGGTCAGATAACCCTAGGTCAGGATGTTATCTCAGCTGAGTTATTATCTGATCATAATAATACAGACGGCTTCAGGATTATTGGAGTAGCCCGTTCTGTAGACGGTACTGAAACAAGTAATCATTTTATGTGGAACGTGACAGACCAAACCGATATATGGTCATCTAACAAAGACTATTGGGTTGAGTTAGTTATTAAAATTGCGTGGAAGGATATAGATACTCCGGTACAGCGGGCTATTGCAGCCAGTGCTGCTAGACAGTATCAGATCATCACACAGGGCGATGTCGAAGCGGATAGATACTTGGGGGAAATGGAAGTTATCTTTACAGCTCGAGGTAAAGCAGCTGATGTGGATGATAAAAGAAGGACTATATTTGGATCAGGTACTAGTAGACTAAGAGCTATCCATAGTAGAGGCTCTAACTCAGGTGACCCAAATAGATTCCGTTTCTGGAGAACAAGTTGATGGCAAAACAGCGAGCCTCAAGAAGTCAATCTTACTTTCCGGCTAAGATACCTATTTACTCCCTAAGTGGGGGTGTTGGCCGTCAGATGCCCAGTAAGAGAATGCCTTCTGAGGTGGATGAGATGATAAATTTCTTCTGTACTCCTCAATCATCGTGTGATAAACGGAATGGAGCAGAGTATGTAGCTAATGTGGATACATTCACAGGTAGTCTTGACCCAGACGATCTCTTCTTCCACTGGATGCAAGTAGATAATGACCGTAGTATATTAACCACGATTAATTCTAATGGATCCTCTACAGATTTTATGAAAGTCTGGGAGATTTCCTTGACAGGGGCTGTTACCGAGAAGGTGATTGATTTTGGTCTATTACCGGAAGGTTTTTATGAATACGTAACATATGTTGGGGACACATCAAAGGCTCGGGAGAGACTGAAGGCAATTAATATAGGTGTGGCTCTATTAATATTAAATAAAGATGTCACGGCTGGGTTTACTAGTCTACAGGAAGATGGGGATGAGTTCTTAAAGAACCTAGACGGTACTCGGAGTACTAATAAAGATATTAGCGGTATGGATATCTCCTACCTAACTAGTATCGCAGTAGATCCTAAACATTCAGCCCAAGTTTGGGTACAATCGGTGGATTACACTTGGGGCGAGCAGGTTATAGATTTAGAGGACCCTGTGTATACGGGCGAAGCAGACGTTGAAGATGGGTGGCCGTACCCAGAGTTCCGTGGGGAGCTATGGGATGAGGTAAGAACACCCCATGGCGGTGCGTCCATGGTCTTTGAGTTTGAGTCTTCCTTGGCGGGTCTCAGGGGTGTAGATGTAGGGCAACCAGAAAGATGCCAACAATTGTTGATAGGTGGTTATGAAGAGGATGGTTTGGTTTTAGAGAGATGTTATGTGTTTTGTAGGGGAAAGTTTGGGCTTGGGCCAAGTGGGATTCTAAACACAGGTGATGCTATTAGTTTCACTGGATCAGTAATACCAGCAAGACCTAATTGTATTGCTGTATGCCCGCGTACATACAATAGTAGTGCCGATGGTGGTAACTCTAATTCAGCTCATGAAACCTATACGACAGATCAATTAGGTGGGGGTTATTCAACAGCCCAAGAGTTAGCTATTGCCGTCTCCTCGAAGAAGATAGTCTTTAACGGCACCTTTGACGAAGGTTTTCGGATAGGTGCTAAGTGTACTAGTACAGCGGGTTGGTCAGCTTATATACTAGGTGTTAACAGAACAGCTGGAACTCTATACGTCCACAAGGAAGAGGGTGCGTTAGGGCTCCAAGCTACGGTATCAAGTACAAATGCAGCTGGTGTGGCTATTGACGCAGGTGCTAGTGGAGTAGATCATGTTATAACCACATCTGATCATTATGCTACCATAGACCTTTATGTTAACCAGTACGATAGAACTGATACATCTGAAGCACCCGGTCGTATCATCCTCGCACAAAGAAATGCAGGTAAAGCAGGGAATACCTCAGTCTGGATTAATACAAAGACCGAAGCGATTGATAATGTAGCGTATAATTTTTCCTTGGACGAATCCGTCAAAGGATCTGTACCCACATCCTTCACCAATGGAGTTGACGAAGCAGAAGAATCTATCTTCGATACCTTTGATCCACTATGGGATGAAAGCATCGGAACGGTGGGATTCTGGGGCGGGGTCAAGGATTCAGCTCTCCTACATAATAATACATCCCCTCTGAGACATGGTATATGGGAAGTCAAGAGTTATTTACCAGCTGAGGAACTCCCGGGACCGACTAATGAAATCCTAGCTACGGAAGAATTACCAACAGGTTCTACTTTAAGACCTTCCGAAGACTTGGTTAGATGGAAGAGGGTTGTTGTAGAAGAGAGCGACCTAGAGAATCTAAACGTACACGCATCACGATTTTTACCCGTAGAGGAATACAAATATCCTAATACTCTTACACCACACTTGGGGCAGAGTGTTACCAAGCTCAGTGATTTAAGGTTTCCTCCGGATGCTTCAGATCTCATAGCTTTTAATGGAGTATATACCCTAGACGGCGGGCCTTGGGATTTGGGTATTGATAACCCATTATCAGAATTATATCCGGATGACGGGGATCCTGATTACCCCGGTAGAGGCAAGATATACCATCTATCAGAGGCTTACTTAGACAACACACCGGGCTGGTATCGTGTCATAGCTAAGGACAAACCTCCGTTCCTGAAGAAGGTCAGGACACCCGGTAAGAGGACCGTTATAGACAAGAGAAGAATGCCTGTTATGATACACCCTACGGCTACAGGCGGGTATACAGGCCGCCTCGTGGGCTGGGACGAGAGACAGAGCGGAGACGAAGAAACAAACCGAGGTATTGGCTTGTTCTTTGATCCCACCACAGGAGACCCAAGAGAATCTAAGATAACTGCCTTGGCTTTCCACAGAGATAGGTTGTTCCTCGCTAATACAGATACTATCGTAGCTAGTAGAGCGGGGGATTGGGATAACTTCTTTATCTCCGACCCAGATATTGTTAGAGATTCCGATCCTTTAGACTTGATTATATCATCTAATAATTATACGCCAGTGACTCACTTGATTCCTTATGGGGACACCTTGTTTGTAGGCACGAGCGGTAATAGACAATACGAGCTGATTGGTTCACAGAATATTATCTCTCCTCTTACAGCAGAGTTTATCCCTACGGCTAATTATCCTATGCTTTCTTCTATAGATCCTATAGACTTAAACAGGGTCTTATTCTTCTTCAGCAGACAGAAATTGTTCGTATATTTCGGACACCAGAAGACCTTAGTAGAGAAAGCAGCGGAGGTATCTCAACATGTTCCGGGGTATTTACCCGATAACTTTTCCTCTATTACCTCATCTAGCTATGCCAGTATGGTGATGGCTGTGAATGAAGATGACAAAGAGAGTATCATATGTTATCGAAATCAGGTTGCTGGAGAGCAGGTTATTCAGAATGCTTTCTTTAAATTCTCAATAGGTCAGAT